CAGCTCGCCGGCTCTGCGACACCCGTTACCAACATGGCAGCGTCTGCTCTCGGCATCGTACTGGGGACATCGGATAACACCGGGTTCACGGCCACATCGTCGATCATGGATACGACGATTACAGAAGCTACTGCTGACCATTTCAATGGCCGCGTGATTGTATTCACCTCCGGTGCGCTGGCTGGTCAGGCAACGTTGATTACTGATTACGCACTGAACACGGGTCGCGGACGCTTCACCTTCTCGACGCTGACCGAGGCAGTGCCGAATTCGACGACGTTCGTGATCGTCTGATGCCATCACTTGCCGGAGCCATCACTGCACTAGGACTGCTAGGGCTCTCGCAAGCCGCGCCGGTATTTAATGCCGAATATCATACGGTCCCGCGTCCGTACACGGTAACGTTTACTCAGTTAGGGGTTGCTGGCGCTCTGCCGCTTGCTCGGCATGTGGACTTCTCCGGAAAGGCGGAAACCACAACGGCAACATTGAGTGTATCGGACACCGCAAGCCTGTCAGCGACGGAAGATCCGGTCGACTCAAACCAGATTGCGACGTCCGATACCGCGCGACTCTCGGCCACCGAGGTCTCGTCGGTATTCAACCGCATCGATGCGACGGACACAGCGAGAATCTCCGCAGGCGAGACGGTAAGCCTTGCAATTGTCGGTGTGACGCTCAAGACGGCTAGCGATACCGCCTCGATCTCAGCAAGCGATGTGTCTGCTCTTGGGATATCGATAACGGTATCCGACACGGCGAGCATATCGGTTAGCGAGTCCGCGACTGTCGATGTATCCACTGAGCAGATATCGGCAACAGACACGGCGAGCATCTCAGCGGATGAGTCGGTGTTATTGGAGATATTCGCCGGGATCGTTGACAAAACCGTGACCGATACCGCGAGCCTGTCAACGACAGATTCGGCCGTTAAAGCCGAAGTGAATAGGATTCGCCGCATCTCATTCAAGGCGCTCAAGTCGAAAATTACATTCGAGGTTATCTGATGTTCTTTGTGGTGTTGAAGCCAGACAAGACGCCGATGGAGACCCCCTTTGCCACGATGTCAGACGCACAAGTCTCTATCGAGGCAGCAGAGCCAGACTTGGTGGGAAGATCTCGTTATCAGATACACCCTGTTCATAACTTGAGCGATCTGAAGTCTCTATCGGTCAAGCACCGTGAGACCGTCACGATTGAGAAATTCGATGGTGAGTACGTCGGCCAAGCGCCGGTCGAAGTGGTTGAATTCAAATTTGGAGATGCATAAATGGCCATTACGAATGCCGGCGCCGTGATTGCCGCGCAGTGCCTGATGAATGACACCGCAACGGCGGTATTCCTGAACAGTACTAACGCACACCTTGGCGTGGGGGACAGTTCAACCGCCTTCGCAGCATCACAGACCGATCTGCAGGCCGCATCCAACAAGCTGCGCAAGGCCATGGAGGCGAGCTATCCGACGCGCTCAAGCGGTGCCCTGACGTTCCGTAGCCTATTCGGCACTAGCGAGGCGAACTTCGCCTGGGCTGAGTGGGGTAGCTTCAATGCGAGCAGCGCGGGGACGATGTTTACTCGAAAGGCCGAAGCACTCGGCACGAAAACTAACACACAAAGTTGGCAATTGACTGCGACCATCACGTTAGCAGCGGCCTAAATGAGCCACGATGTCGTCAACGAATCCAGCGTGTTCACCCTACGCACGCGATTCTATGGCACGACGGGCCCTCAAGTACCCAGCACTGCGCGTTACCGCATTCGCGATGTGACGAATGATCGTGTTGTGCGGGATTGGACGACCATGACGCCTGCGCTGTTCGTCGATATCCAGGTCATCGCCTCAGACAATGACGTGTACAGCGATCAGCCCGGACTTCGCTACCACTTCGAGGAGCGCGTGCTTGTGGTAGAGGCGAATTACGACACCGATATCCAGTACGCAGATGAGTATCGGTATGTGATCAAGAACCTGAGGGGGTTTGAGAGCTAAATGGCCGCCAGAAAGCGTGCATATACCCCTGACATCGTTAGGCAGCGCATTCGGGCAAGTATGTTGGTGCGACGTTTGCAGAAACATGCACTTAGCAAAACGCCAATCATGGATGACTCGCAAATCAAGGCAGCAGCCATTCTGCTGAAGAAAGTCGTTCCAGATTTGACATCGGTCGAGCACACGGGAGAGATCAGCCACAAGCATGTTAGCGAACTTACAGCCGGCGAACTCATTGCCGAACTTGCTCAAGTACGAGCGGCTATTGCAGGAGCAGTTGAGCAGGGCTCAGGCGAAAGCCAGCCTGCTGGAGTTCACTAGATACACAACGCCTCGTTGGACTGACGGGAAGATCCACCGCGAGATATGTGTCCAGGCTGAGCGAGTCGTGAGGGGCGAGATTGATCGTCTGATGCTGCTGTGCCCGCCGCAGCACGGAAAAAGCCAGATTATCTCGCGACGATTGCCTGCCTACATGCTGGGATTGGACCCGACGCGAGATGTGATCGCGGCTTCAGCCACTGCCGATTTAGCGGAAGGCTTTGGTCGGGACAATCGCAACTGCATCAACTCGGCCGAGTATCGGAATGTCTTCCCAGACACGCAGCTCTCCGAAGACAGCGCGGCCAAGGGACGGTGGAGCACGAAGCAAGGCGCAAATTACGTTGCGGTTGGTGTAGGCGGGCAACTCTACGGCAAGGGCGGCGCTGCGATCATCGATGACCCATTTGGCTCCTGGGCTGATGCTCAGTCAGAACTGCAGCGCGAGAAAGTTTGGGACTGGTATCAGGGCACGCTGTACAACCGCATCCGCCCAGGCCAGCCGATCATCGTTATTCAGCATCGAATGCATGAAGACGATCTTGCCGGGCGACTGATCGAGAAGCAGAAACAAGGTGGGGATAAGTGGGAGATCATCAACCTTCCCGCATTGATCGATGATCCGCCGTGGGTTGAGCGTTACGACAGTGTGGCGTTGGAGCGTATTCGAGCCAACACCGATCCGCGTCAGTGGTCTGCGCTGTACATGCAGAATCCGACACCTGATGACGGCACGTTCTTCCGTCGCGAGTGGTTCGAGATGTTCGACCCGAAGAAGCTCACGATCGGGCATAAGTACTCAACTGGCGACTTTGCGGTAACCGAAGGTGACGGCGACTACACCGAACTGGCGACACATGCCTATGCAGGGGACTCGCTGTACCTGGCGGTTGATGGCTGGTTCGGTCAGACAACGGCTGATATCTGGATCGAGCGGCTAATAGATCAGTTCAAGGCACACAAGCCGTTGTGTTTCTTTGGCGAGTCCGGGCCGATTCGCCGCTCCATCGAGCCGTTTCTGACACGTCGCATGCGTGAGCGCAGCGGCTTTTGCCGGCTCGAATGGCTGGTGCGATCGCATGACAAGCCAACCTGCGCGCGTCCGCTGCAAGCGATGGCTGCAAATGGGCGCGTCAAGATTGCCGACACCGAATACGGACACCGATTGCTGGCACAGCTGCTGCAGTTTCCAGCGGGCCGGCTAGATGACTGCGTAGACATGGCGGTATTGCTGGGCATGGCGATTGATCAGGCTCACCCGGCCGTCATTGCTGCTGCATCCACGGCGCCGAAGCGCGACCGATACGAACCACGAGAGCAGGACGAGGATTCATGGCGGACCGCTTAATTGCAGAAACTGAAGAGGATGAAACTCTCACCCTCGTTCGCCTGCAATTTGAGGAATATCTGGAAGGCACGAAGACCGCGCGTGAAGCTGCGCGTAAGTGCAGGCGCTACAAGGACGGCAATCAGTGGACGACGCAAGAGCGCGATACGCTCAACAAGCGCAAGCAGCCGTGTATCACCGACAACAAAATTCAGGACAAGTGCGACACGCTCTTCGGCATCGAAAAGCAGATGCGCACAGACCCGAAGGCGTTCCCGCGTAATCCCGGTGATGATGGCTCAGCTGAAGCTGCAACCGATGCGCTGCGCTATATCGCTGACGCTTCGAGCTACAAGCAGAGCTGTCGCAAGCCTGCCGTGGATAACCTCATGGTCGAGGGCATCTGCGCCGGTCAGGTGATTATCGAGAAGCGCAAGGGCCAGCCGCCGAAGGTGTGCATTGAGCACATTCGACGCGATCGGTCGTACTACGACATTCACAGCCTGCGCGAGGACTTCAGCGACAAGACTTACTGCGGCTACACGACATGGATGGACTATGAGCAAGCCAAGGGTGAGTTCAAGGGCAAGGAAGAAGCGCTTGATTCGTCCTTCACCTTTGAGTCCGTCGCCGGTTCTGACGAGGATCAGGACGACAAGCCCAGGTATACGCAGACGGTTCGGCAGCGCAAGCGCATTCAGGTGTTCAACCACTATTTCCTCAAGGGGAAGAAGTGGCACGAAGCAATCTGGTGTCGCGGCGGGTGGCTGGAGAAGCCCAAGCCCGCTGCATACAAGGACGAATACGGCGAGTCGACGTGCTGCATTGAGATGCAGGCGCTGTATCGAGCCGGCGAGGATGGCGCACCTTACGGTGTCGTGCAGCGCTACCTGGACTTGCAGGACGAGCACAACAAGCGCCGCAGCAAGATGCTGCACCTGCTGAATGCCAAGCGAATATTCGCTCGCAAGGGCGAGATTGAGGACTTGGCCAAGGTTCGCACCGAACTGCATAAGCCTGATGGCGTGGTTGAGGTATCGGGTGATATTCAGCAGGTTCGTGTCGAGGACAACTTAGCCGAGGCCGAGGGGCAGTGGCGGTTGTTGCAGCAGACGGATAACGCGCTTGCCACGGTTGGGCCGAATTCGGCTATCGAGGGCACCTCTGGAGCGCTCTCAGGCGTCGCCAAGGCGCGTGATCAGCAGGCCGGCCAGCTCTCTATCTCCCCGCTATTCGAAGCCCTTGACGCGTGGGAGGTGCGTATCTACCGCCAGGCATGGGCTCGTGTGCGGCAGTACTGGACGGCGCCGATGTGGATTCGCGTGACGGATGACCCCGAGAAGATCAAATTCGTGGGGCTGAATCAGCCGGTGACCGCAGGTGAACAGTTCGCCGAAGAGCTGAAGAAAGACCCGCGCTCGCCTGAAGAGAAGCAGGCAATCATTCAGGAGATCGCACAAGACCCGGCCGCACAGTTGCCGGCGGTTGATCCGAAGACCGGCAAGCCGATGAAGAAGAACGAGGTCGGCGCCATCGACGTCGACATCATCATCGATCGCGGCCAAGACGTCGTGACGGTACAGCAGGAAGAGTTTGGCCTGCTCGCCGAGATCGCCAAGGGCCGGCCTGAGATCCCCTTCGATGTGCTGGTCGAGATGTCGCAGCTACGCGCCACGACCAAGAAGAAAGTGCTCGACCGCATGAAAGGCGCGGACGATCCTGCAGCACAGCAGATGGCACAGATGCAGCAGGCTATGCAGGAGCTGTCGGTACAGCTGCAGGCCGCTCAGGTGCGCCGCGAGAACGCTGCGGCCGCGAAGGATGAGCAGGCGACTGTTGAGAGTCAGGTGGATGCGTCGGTCAAGATTGCGACCTTCACGGAAGGCTCAGATCAGGCCGGACCTGCAGAGAAGTCTAGCGTTTCGGTGAATTAGCGCCTATCGAGAGAAGCATCTTGCTGCGGCGCTGATTCAG